CCTAATCAGGGTCGTGGGTATTTGGAGTTTTATCCTCCAGACGAGCCTGGCTCCCCTGAGTATCCACGCCCTAAAGAACTGCCAATGGGTAAAGTTGGTATAGAGGTATTTGACCCATCTACCAAACCTTTAGACATTCTTGCTGATTATGTGAGTCATTATGGTGTTGAGTTTGACCCATATTTGTCTGAACGTTATCAGCGTTTTACACAGTCTATGACACCTGAGCAAAACAAGCGGCTACAAGAACAATACAAATACTACCAACAGCATCCAGAATATAAAGAACAACGTGCTTTTGAGGACTGGGCAAAAGCAAGCGGGTTGCCTGGTTATTTCCGTGGGTACACATTTAACCAGTGGCCTGATTCAGCACAGATGTATACCCCTGAACAACTGAATGTCCTTAACCAAGTCCGTAGCTACTTGGGGATTAAATGAATTTTGACCTGAAGAAGTTTTACAAGTTCTGTTCTGAACTCAAGATTGAGACTAAGGAGGAGGGCTTGAAAAAGATGGGTACGCTCTTAGGTACTCAAACGTATGTAATGAATGAAATTCAAAAAGGCTTAGACCAGGATGTTCACTTCTTTGTCATTCTTAAAGGTCGTCAGTTGGGTATCACGACTATTTCCTTGGCACTTGACCTTTACTGGCAGTTCACACATCCTGGGTGGCAAGGAACTCTGGTTGCAGATACAGAAGAGAACAGGGACATGTTCCGTTCTACTCTCGCTATGTATATTGAAGGGTTACCAAAGGAATACAAGATACCCTTGGTTGCCCACAATAGAAACCAGATGGTTCTCAAGAACAGAAGCAGACTGTTCTATCAGATTGCGGGAAATAAGTCTCGTTTGGGACAAGGTAAAGCTATCACTTATCTACACGGTACAGAGACAGCCTCTTGGGGAAACGAAGAAGGTTTAGCCTCGCTGATAGCTTCTCTTGCTGAAAAGAATGCAGAGAGGCTATACATGTTTGAGAGTACGGCTCAAGGTTTCAACATGTTCCACGACATGTATAAGACTGCCAAGCGAGCAAAGACACAACGTGCCATTTTCTGTGGTTGGTGGCGTAACGAATACTATTCAGTCCCCGCAGACTCCAACATCTACAAGGTCTACTGGGATGGCAAGCTGACAGGTGAAGAAAAGGAATGGCACAAAGACATCAAGAAGCTCTACGGCTTTGAGATTAACTCCAGACAGATGGCATGGTGGCGGTGGAAGATGGCAGAGGGCATCAAAGACGATGCTCTTATGTACCAAGAGTTTCCACCCACTGAGGACTATGCCTTTGTGATGACTGGCTCTTCCTTCTTCTCACACACCAGATGCACGGAAGCAGCCAAAAAAAGCAAGAACACTGAATGCGACTACTACAGGTATTCGTTTGGTCAACTCTTCCAAGATACTGAAGTACTCAAGTCCACGGAGCGATTGGGAACATTAAAGGTGTGGGAGGAACCTATAGATTCTGCCTATTACGTCATAGGTGCAGACCCTGCCTATGGCAGTTCTGACTGGGCAGACAGATTCTGTATTCAGGTCTACCGCTGCTATGCAGATGGCCTAGACCAAGTAGCAGAGTTTGCAACCTCTGAACTCAACACCTACCAGTTTGCGTGGGTAATAGCGCACCTTGCTGGCGCATACAAGAACTCTACCCTGAACTTGGAGGTAAATGGACCAGGTCAGGCAGTCATCAATGAACTCAGGAACTTGAAACGCTTGGCAACCTCTATGGGCGGGGCTACAGGGCGTGACTTGATGGATGTGTTGGGTAGCATGACAAACTACATCTGGAGGCGTAACGACACTCTTGGTGGCCTCTCTAACAGTATTGGTTACCTCACCACTGCCAACAGTAAAGAACGCATGTTGCAGTACATGAAAGACTATTTTGAGCGGGGCATGATGGGCATACTCAGCATGGATACCCTAGAAGAAATGAAAGGCATTGTGCGAGAAGGTGGTTTCTTGGGCGCTCCTGGTCGTGGCAAAGATGACCGAGTGATTGCCTCTGCCCTCGCTGCCGTTGCTTACGCAGAGCAGATTCAACCTAGATTGATAGCGCACAAACTCTCCCGCAATGTGAGCGTAGCTCAAGAGTCCTACAGCCCAGAACAAATCGCTGTAGGCAGAAATGTCAGCGACTACCTCAAAAGAATAGGAATGTACGGTGCATAACCAATTAACAATTGTCTCTGTCTACGGACACAACAATGGAGCATCTGCCATACCCTCCATTGTGAGAAGTATGCGGGAGTTGCCAGGCTCGCAAGGCTTGCTTATCTCTGTAGAAGAGCCGCCCAACTTGCCAAGCAATGTAGTCTGGAAGCGGTGCAACCCCATAGACTACCTTGGCTACTCCCTCTTTATGATGCACTGCCTCTATGCCTACATAGAGACAGACTACTGCCTTATCGTCCAAGACGATGGGTGGGTTTTGAATGGCAAGAACTTCAAGCCTGAATACTACGAATACGACTACATAGGCGCACCATCACACTGTGCTTTTGGCAACGGTACTTTGTACTTGAACTTTCAGTGGACACAGGCACAAGAGCCTGTTTCTGTTGTCCAAAACGGCGGGTTCAGTCTGCGTAGCCGCAGATTCCTAGAAGCCTGTAACAAACACGGCATCGTTCACCTCAACAGCAATGAGATACACGGGTGGAATGAAGATGCACAACTTTCAGTGATATTAAAGCCAACTCTTCAATCTTATGGTTATAAGTATTGCCCTGACAACGTTGCCAAGCACTTCAGCATGGAGTATGTGGGCTATGGTTTTCACGAACCAGACTTTGATTTTGGCTCTTTGTTGGGTCACCATGCCCAGTCTAGGAAACTGACGACAGATAACCACATTGTTGTGCCCAAAGACCCGACAAAAGCGCACGGTGAAGTGGCATTTATGTTGTGGTTACAAGAACAAGGTTACACAGTGGAGTACCAATATGACCCCCTTATCCAAGCGTGAACTCACAAAACACATGCAACGCTTCTATGCAGACAAGAATAGAGGCATCTCTATTGCCCTTTTTGCTGAACTTGCGGGGATAAGCACAGGACATTTCCATGATGTATTCATCTACAACGAAGAACCATTGACCGAAAACGTCCAAAAACGGGTCAGTAAAGCCTACCAGCAATGGAAAGCTGGCAATGTAAAGGTGATGAAACGCATAGATAACACCCGATATGTGGACTACAGAAAGACATCCCAGCCCGTTTTTAAGCCAAAAATGGGTCTACAAGTGACCTCAGATGGCATAAAAATCAAGGTTGGGATGGTAAACAGACACGATTACAGCGAAATTTCACTTGACGAGGCACTTAGGGGGTAAAAATGGGTATTTTGAGAGACTATTACTGCACAAATCACGGTATTTTTGAGGCATGGGAGCCTATTTGCCCCATGAAACACTGTAAAGGTGAGCTATCTGTCGTTCATTTGAAGCCTGTAGGCACAAGGTCGGCAAAAACAGCCGCAACTGACAATAATTTAAAGCAACTTGCCATTGAATACGATATGACGGACATCAAGTCCACAAAAGCTGGTGAACACCAAACTGGCTACATGAAACGCAAAAATAAGCTCACAGACAAGCAATTTGCAGAGGCTACAGACGCAATTCAAGCCCAAAATCAGCGTCAAACTCGCCCTGGTGACTCCGTTATTTGGGGCGGAGGAGGCAATATCAACATGAAATCGGTCATGGGTGGACAATTTAAGTCGGTTGCTGGAGAATCCGTGGGAATTAACCCCAAAGCAGCGGGTGACTTGCAAGGCCCCCGTGCGAGTGTGGTAATGAATGACCACGAAAACTTACAGGTGAGAAAATGAGAATACCTAAAGACCCCGTAGCCAGAGAGAATTTTTATTTAGACCTCATAGAAAAATGCCTTGTCAGTCGGGAACAGCGCAAGGTTGACTACTCCTCCCTGCGTTCTTACTACTTGTTCGGTAATGCACCTGATGACGTACCCGCCATCTACAACAAAATCTACCCGCACATTGACCAACTTACCTCGTTCCTGTATTCCGCAGAAACCACCAAGTTTTCTATCCATACAGGCGCATCTGTTGCCGAGGAAGAACAAATCAAAGTGCCAACCTTGAGCAAAGCACTTAATGACGAGTGGCTCAACAGCAATGCCGACCAGGTTTTCTCAACCGCAGTCACGTGGTCACTTTGCTACAACACAACCTTTGTCAAACTTGTCATTAACAACGGCATCCACCCCTACATGGTTGAACCCGCTTGTATCGGTGTGTTGCGTGAAGACAGTCCATACACAGACAGACAAGAAGCCATTGTCCAGACCTACTACATTACCAAGTCTGAGTTGTATGACAGACTCTACAGTCACCCTCAAAGGGAGGCTATCGTCAAGCGAGTCATGCCAACTCAGCATGAGCGTACCGAAATTGCCAACGGCATTCAGCGCATCATCTTGTCGCAATCCAATCCCACGATGTACGGCAACATCAATCTTGACCTGTCAGGTAACCCCACTTACAAAGCCCAAGTTTCTGAAGACACCATCGAAATGGTCGAGTTGTGGGTGTGGAATGATGAGACAAAAGACTATCAAGTCGTGACAAAAGCAGACCCTGATGTCATTATTTATGACCGCACAGGCGAGTCCATGTTCTTGAAAGGTGAGTTGCCCTTCATTCAAATTTGCCCCAACCCTCTGTACGACTACTACTGGGGTGCGTCCGAAGTTCAGCGTCTAATTTATCTCCAACAACTCCGCAACAAACGGATGACCGAAATCTTGGACTTGCTTGCCAAACAGGTAAGCCCACCTACTGCCCTGATTGGCTTTACAGGCATTCTTGATGAGAAAAACTTTGCCCTCAACAGAGCAGGTGGTTTGTTGTCAACTGATATGCCAAGCGCAAAAGTAGAAAAGTTAGCACCCACTATCCCACCTGACTTGTTCAGGGAAATTGGTGAGGTAGACCTGATGTTTGAAGAAGCATCTGGCATTGTTTCTGTTTTGCAAGGTAGGGGTGAGGCGGGGGTTCGTTCTTCTGGTCATGCTTCTCAGCTTGCTCGTTTGGGTTCAAGCCGAGCCAAAAAACGTGCCCTTATCATTGAAGACAGCCTAGAAAAGATGGCAACCCTGTATCTCAAACTTATGCAGGTGTATGACAACACCCATTACACAGACGCACGTGGACTGAAATTCATTGCCGACCAGTTCACCAAGGACTTTGTGGTGAAGGTCGATGCTCACTCAAATTCTCCTATTTTCATGGAAGACAGTCGCAAGATGGCGTTTGAGCTATTCCAAGCTGGCGTGATTGACAGAGAGTCCTTGCTTGACATGATTGAACCTCCAATGAAACAATTATTGTTAGAAAGACTGAGGAAAAAAGAAGAAAAGGAAGCTGCTCAACAGGCTATGGAGCAACAAGCCCAACAAATGCAGCCTCCTAAACCAGAAGGCAAACCAGACTTAAAAAAGGTGGGATGATGGCTACAAACAACACTGGAATGACACAGCCTACGGCAGACCAGCCACGGGTTGACACCGCTTCTTTGAAAAGAAACGAAGCGAGTCCTAACTTGACTTTGCGTCAAACTGGGTATAAAACCTCATACGGGAGGAGTCAACGTGACTTCAACCGTAAACAAACTGGAGGAATGAGATGAACATGAAGCCAAAAAGCGGTCGTAAGTGCCGCCGTTAATTCAAATTTTTGTAAAAATGTCTTCTGAGGGCTGACAAAAAATGCCCTCTACCCTATTGACAAGATGTTTGTAAGTGGTTACAAACACGGCAAGGAGTGATTATGAGTGTTCCACCAGATAAGTTGATGGAGTTAATGCGTGGTAGCCAAGCCGCCGCAGGTACACCCACCCCTAACGAAAAGGAAGAGCCAGAGGAGATGGAGAATGAAGAAGCTCCTCCGATGGCCTCGCCAATGTCTACGCCAGAACCCAAGATGGGAAACAAAGAGGCCGCACTTATCAACGTAAGTATGGCTATCGACTTGCTTGAGCAATCTTTACCCGCCTTTGGTTCCGTTTCAGAAGAGGGAAAGAAAACCCTCAACGCTATTCGGGCACTTTCAGGTTTGATTGGTCAGAAAAAAGGCAAAACTGACGAATTACAGCAATCTGAAATTCTTCAGTTGATGCAAACCTTGCCACAGGCGGGTGGTGCTACCCCTGAAGGCAGAGCAATGGCTCAAGCACCTATCCCTGGTATGCCTCCCGCTGGTGGTATGCCTCCTCCTCCCCCTATGTAAGGAACCAAAATGGAACTTTTTAAGCCCAGAGGCGCAGCCGCACCTCGCAAACCTACAGACAATAACCAACAAAATGGTGTTGTCACCAACACCCCACGTTTTTCACAGCTTGGCGGCTTGACTGGCCCCAACAAAATCACCAAGTCAGCTATGGCTGTCCAAAAGCCAGCAGACGGTAAACGTGTAATATGACTTGTATAAAGAGGGTAACTTTATGTCACTAGAAAATCTTTCCTTAGAAGCCCGTGATGAGTTGGCTGCACTTGCACAAACTCTTGCGGAAAACCCTGATACCCGCAAAGACTTCTTGCGTATGACTAAGAAGGTCAAGCCAGACCTTCCAATCCCTGAACTTGACATTGAAGACTACACACACAGAGCGGTCAGCCGTTCTGAAGACCGTGTGCAAGCCTTAGAAGCCAAGTTGCGGGAGAAAGAAGCTCTGGAAGAACTGCAAAACCGTCGCCAGTCTTTGATGAAGAAGGGTTTGATTTCTAACGAATCAGAAGTCAGTGATGTAGAAAAAATCATGTTGGAGCGTGGTATCACAAACCACGAAACAGCAGCCGAGTACCACCAGTGGATGAAGCAAGCCGCAGTGCCTACTTCATCTGGATACAACCCAAGTGCTGTCAAGCAATTTG